AGTGAGTAGGTAGCCTGTATATATACTGTGTGAACCCTTGCTCTATCTTATATGGGAACTTATCCTCTTATTTATCAAAACTAAAAAAACAGACAAGCACGAAGACAAGCGAAAACAAAAAGAACCCACAGCCGCCGCCGAATGTGACACGTAACGGATATAATGTCCGTTTTTTTGTGGCTTTTTACTGCTTTTTTTTGCCTGTGGCTGTGACAAAATGCAACCCTATGGGGAAAATCAAGCCTCGCTACAGCGATATACCCCTTCAAATTTTTTTATTAATTATTCAGGTAATGCTCTTCAGTATGTCTTCTAGTAGTAAAATCATCTTTAAAGTCTAATAACTCTTTAGTTACGCCATTCCAGTCATTATTTTTAAGATGTTTTAAGAATGTAGGCGTTCTATCAAAGTTACCATATTGATAACCTATAGACGCTACTATAGTTTGCTGTTTAGCTGACAAATCAGAAAACATTAACCCTGTTTTAGTCTCATATTGGTTAATAATATCTGCTGTGTAACTAGCTTTACTTCTCTCATTTATTAACATCTTTTCTTGGTCTGTTAATATTAGAGGATTATCTTTTAGAAACTTTTTAGCATTACTGCCTGACATGCCTAAATAAGGCGATAATTTTTCTATTAAAGATTGAGACAAACCCATTTTTACTCTTAAAAAATCTGAATCTTTCTCTTTTAAATCAAAACCCATACCCACAGTTACACCAGAGTTTTCTGTAGGAACTGAGCCATAAATGCTGTCTCCTTCTAATTTTCCTATAAAATTCCAGTCAATTTTGTGTTTTATATCCATATTATATCCAACTATCCTTATGTGGTTGTCTTCCGAGTGTTGTTTCCATAAAGCGTTCCAATTCTCTGTCCAATAATTCTTCTTTATGTTGATTGTAGGATAGGATTTGGTCTCTGTCCATACGTTCAACCCAAGCATTAGCGGCAATAGCCAAAGCATCAATCTGGTCATCATGTCGTAAAGCTCCTTTGTCTCTAGTTATCCTAGTCATCTGTCTAAACAACTGGTGATTAGGTTCTAATTTAAAGTCTTCTTTTATTAACAAATCGTCTACTACGAGCCTATGACCATTCATAATTGGCTCTAAAGTATCTATGATACGCTTTTCTTTTTGTATATTGTGTCTAACTTCTTCTACTTCACATGGGTGTATCTTAGCCATTATAGGTTTTAACAATGCTGTAGCCATACCGTCACCAAAGTTAGACTCTATGACAACGTGGTTTACATCATTCTTTTTAGCTATCTGAGACAATCTATGAAGAGTATCATCAGAATAACCACCATCTAATGAACCTATAGCAGTCAAATAAAGCACTCCATGTAGCATTTTAAGCACCGCATACGCTGTTTTGTCTTCTCCACGACCTGAAGGGTCTATAGACATTATAGTGCCTTCAAATGGTGTAAATTCTTTAGACATAAACAATGGTGCTACATAATAGTCACCTTTGAGTCCCACATTGGGTAACTCAGGGTCTATAGCTTTCATTTGTTCAGGAGAACTAGCCCACTGTATTTTAGCAGGAGCTTCTTTCCACGTGGAACAACCTGAAGCTACAATTAAATCGTTTAATTTTAGAGGGTATCTATTAGCATCAGACATTGTAGTATCTAACATAAACTGTAGGTTAAATCCACTACGTCCATAAGAACTAAGTCTTTCTAATAGGTCTACATCATCAAATCTTTTAGGGTCTGTAGGTTTACCTTCTTTGTCATTAATGTCAGCTATAATAGGTGCTAGTTTGTGACCATAACCTATCTTTTGTATTTTATTAGGGTACAATGCTGTCCATATCTTTGTTTTATACCCACGTTCCTCTAAGCTATTATACAAAGACATCTCTGTCTGTGGTGTACCTAGAAATATAATACGTCCTACTTCTGGTTTTATAATAGCATCAAACTCTTTTACGGTCTCACTTAGTCTATCACGCATAAGTTGTGTCTGTGAGTTATTAGCTGACTCTACGTCATCAGCAATAATTAAGTCTGCACGTGAACCTGTAAGTTGACCTGTAATACCCATAGACTTAACACTTGGTGCATGTGATGCTAACGCAGGTGCTACGTCAAAGCTAACCTTAGAATGTCTTTGGTTGTCTTTAGGTACTAGATGTTTTAATATTGGCATCTCAGCGATTAAACGCTGTGTAAATGTACTGAAATCATCAGCCCTACTTTTAGATGCAGATACAACTAATATGTTACGTTGAGGATTTAATAGAAGTTGGTGACAGACAAATGCTGAAGTAATCCATGATTTACCTACACCTCTAAAGGCTTCTATAACTAATCTCTTGTCATCTGACTGTAAATAATCAGCTATATCGTACTGTATAGGTGTTGGTTCTGGTAAATTTAAGTGTTTCCAACACAAATACAAAAAATTTTTAAAATTCTTTATTCGTTTATCCATCTGTATCAAACGGTACACTATCTAAAATGTTCTCAGGTTTCTTATTAAGATTATCTGTACTATAAGTTTTACAGACCTCTAAACATACCTTCATTTCTGAAGCAGTTAGCTCTTCTCCTGATTTTAATTTTGTATATGCTGTATTTTTTTCTGCTGAATGATTTGTTTGGTCTTTTTGCATGTCTTCCTTTTCTCTTCTTAGGTTTTTCTCTAATTGTAATTTCTTTGAAATTTATTCTAGCCATGATTAAGGGGTGTGATATTCCATGAGCCTAAACTCATGTTGATTTTTAATTTGTCGTTCTAATTCGTCTTTTTCTTCTTTTAGTTTTCTAATCTCTTCTTTTAATTCTTTGATTTCTTCGTCTTTATTTGGTTCTATCCAGTCATTAAGACTTATCGCCATATAACTCCTTAGTTAGATAATATTAACTTTTTAATAGATTTACTGCCGTCTATGTTTAACTCAAGCTCTGCCTCTGACCTTATACACTGGTATTTGACATTACTATTAAGTTTTAAACTTCTTTTAGCAATACGTGACCCTTTGAGACACTCAGACATTGATGTTTGTATTCTTGCTTCCTTAATCTCTCCGTTGATTATCATAAGCAGGGCTACCACCATCTCTGTCATTAATGTGCTCCGTTTCCGTTTTGTCTAACTTTATCTTTTAATATTTCAATATCAGCTAATGCTTTGTCTAATTGTACTCTTAAAAACTCAATGTTTACTTTATTGGTCATATTCATCTCTTGAGTCTCTTCCATTTTCTCTACGGACTTGTACAAATCCTCAATTAAAAAATGTTGCTCTTGGTCTGTAGGGACTTGCTCAGATTTTTTAAGCAAATCGTTTTCAAACAACTCTCTTGATGTTTCAAGTGAAGTCAGCCTAGCTGTTACTTCTGTGTAACCAAATACACCCATTGCTACAGCTATAACAATACCAATCATGTTTTTAATTGGCATTGAAACGGCTGTGTTTTCAGATACTTTCATAAATTACTTCTTAACTAATGAACCACCAAAGTATAAACCTATAATAGCTGACACTAAGTTTGTGTCTAATGGTGTAATAACCAAACTATTAGACGACAATGTAACCCATTTCATTATTTCTTTTTCAGGAATAAAGAAAAATGCAGGTTTAAATTCTAAATAACCTACAATTACACTTGTGTCTGGTTGTAATATTGGCATTAATTTTGGTAATAATACTATTGCAAAGACCGCAGTTAAAGCTATAATTCTTCTAGTCCACTGAAAACCTTTGTTTTCGTATTCCCTAGCGTCTTTAAAACCTTGTTGTTGTACTTCCGCTCTTTGTATTAGCATTTTTTGTTCGGCTTGTTTAGCCTTGATGCTTTGTGACCATATACTCATAACTCCACCTAATACGGTAGAGCCAAGCATAGTTATCATTTCAAATGGCATGTGTTATACTTCCTCTCCAAATTTTATACATTGCATACTTATGTATATGTTTCTTCTGATAAACTCGTCATTGACGGCTTGTCCTATTTCTTGTGATACTTGTACGCATTGTTGTTCAGTATCGTAATATTGTGCAGTAGGTAAATCACCTACCATACATAAATTTTGTCCATTAACTGCTAAAACGCAAAGTAATGCTGTAATTTTAAACATTAAGTTTTACCTTTACTTTATATTTAATACACCAATAATGGTTGCTACTATTGTTCCTAAGAAAACTAAAACTTTTACCATTCCTTTTCCAGTAGAAACATCTGTTCGTAAAGATTTAACTTCTCGTTTTAATTCATTTATACTATCTTGTATTGCCTTCATTCTCTCTGCACATAACTTTTCGTGTGAAGAAAGTCTTACTCCTGCTGATACCTCTGCGTATTCACGAGGTGTCAGCTTTTTTCTAGGCATTGTTATAAGACGATAGTGTCAGCTTCTTCTTGTGTCAGAGCTTCCCCTGCTACAAGTTTAGCTTTAGCACTAGCTTTTAAATCTGCTTTAGCTTGGTCTTGTTCGTCTTTCCAAGCTATGTGTTCCTGCATAATAGTTTCACATTCAGCAATACTTGGTTGCTCTATATCAGCTTCCCATTGTACTATTGATTTTTCACCAGTTTTTCCATCTGTCTTTGAACAACACACTCTCACTTTATTTGGATATTTCCATTGTAAAGCAGTTCCTATTGTTGATGTATTTTCTCTAGTCATTATTCATACCCCTTTAGTTCGTTAATACAGTAAAAACTTCTACCTTGTGAATTTGCGTTTGCGTGACTTCGGTTATAATCCAAGTTATTTCCTGTTCCTGAAGCCGCACCACCATCTGCAAGATAAAACTTAAATGTTAATGAAGTATTCGCAGGAAAGGTTGAAGCCGCATAATTTGTTTGGTCTGATGTTTGGTTTCCACCTACATTTGTATAAGTTCTCATTTGTGAGTTCCAAGTAGAGGCTGTACCGAGTGTACCATCACAATCAGTTAGCCAATAGTTTCCTGCTAGTGTAGAAGAATTACCTGCATAAATACCACTAGTTTTATAAAAACCAAATCTATATTTATTGCCAGAGCCATCTTCAAGCCAAGCAAACATAGTGACGTTATTTACATCTCCATTTGTATTTGCATCATGACCAAAATAAACTGATGCATCTAACAAGAAAATAGAGTTAGCACCTTTTGTTGTATATGGTTGGCTTAAAACTAATGTTCCATCTGAGGGGATATTTTCAAATTGGTCATTATGCCAAAAAGCGTGTTTCTTAATTACAAGACCACCACTATCTGCCCATTCAGGGTGGTTAGTGCCTTGTTTTAAAAAAGTACCTGCTGTACCTTTAGCAAGTCTTTGTAATCCACTTCCATCTCTATATAAAATATCACCTTGAGTTGTTAATGTAGTTGCTACATCTCCACCTTGAGCTAATACATTCCAATAAGAAGTATTAGTTACTGCGTTACCTGTAGAATTTTGAATACAAATATATGTTGTACCACCACTCTGAACAAGATCATCAACAGTATAAGCTGTGCTATTGTTATAAGCACCTCTATTTACCAGTTTAATTTTTCCTAAATCAATCGTTGCCATATCATCTCCTTCTATACATATTTATTATTCAATGCAATTAAATTGTTGCTATTAAATTACCGCTAGCATTGACACTAAAAGTAAATCCTGTCGATGCAAAAAACTTATCCTCAAAGGCATCATAAGTAGCAGAACTAATATTATCAGCTCCTCCTCCTGTAGTTGTTACTATCAAGTTTCCACTAGCATTTGTATTAAAACCATAAACTTCAGCACTAGAAGTATTAGATAAATCAAAACCATTTTGGCTTGAATTAACAACTAATGCTTTTCCTTGCTGACCAGATAGATCAGATGTGGTTTTACCAGTTCCTCCTCTAGCTACTGCTAAAGTTCCCGATGTAATAGATGAAGCTGCAATCGCTGCTACATTAAATGTACCAAATCCAACGATGTCAATAATATCATTTGCAGTAGCACCACTTGTTAATACAACAGATGAACCTGAAGAAATATTTACATCAACTCCATTTACTAATTTTACACCATTCAAATATACATCTGCGAAACCAGCATCATAAGCTAAACTGTTTCCACTATCATCGTTACCTGTGAATGTAGTTTGATTTGCTGTAGCTGTATATTTGAACCTTGCCGATGTGCCATTGATTGTGCTACCTGCAGCACTCCACCCAGATGACTTGTAAACTTTAAGTTCATTTTGGGTCGTATCAAAATATAAATCACCAACATCTAATGAACTTGTAGGAGCTGAACTTGCTACTCTATATCTTTCACCAAATTCATTAACTGTACCCATGTTGTTTCCAACTTCATTAACATTTGTTATTGATCCACCCACTAAATTTACATTGGTTATTGAACCACCTACTAAACCTATATTTGTTGCGTTTGAAGCAACTGATGAAATATTATTTGTTGGTGAAATTTGTCCTGCAACAGTTGTAATATTTGTGTTGTTCGCAGCAACTGTATCAATGTTTGCTTGTTGTGATGTTGTTGGTGTTAATTGTTTCCATTGTGTGTTACCAAGATCATAGACCTTCATAACATTTAAAGTTGTGTTAAAATATAAAGCACCATCTGTTAGTGCATTACCATCATTATCTACTGTTGGATCAGATGCTTTACTTCCTAAAAATTTATCATCAAATGTATCTAATGCTGCTTCTGCTGCATTTTTTGCATTTTCAGCATTTGTCGCAGAAGTTGATGCTTCACTCGCTTTTGTAGTTGCGGTTGATGCAGATGTGGATGCAGAGTTTGCTGAGTTAGCTGCATTTGTTTCTGAAGTTGCGGCTGCTGTCGCTGAGTTTGCTGCAGCAGTTGCTGAATTAGCTGCTGCGGTTTGTGCAGTTGTAGCTGATGCAGCGTCTACAATTAAATCATACTTAGCTGAATTTGTATTTGTTGTTAAAGGTGTAGAACCTGATGATGTGTGTGCAGTATTAACGAAAAAAATATTATTTGTTGAAGTATCTTTTACTAAATCTCTTGCTTTGTAATCAACACCACTAGACCAATTACCTTTGAATGTTCCTAATTCTTGTGTAACAGATATTTCACCATTACCATCAAATGCTAAAATTTTGTTTGCTCTATCAGTTGCACCTACAGTAAACTCTGTAGAAGCCATTGTGTTTGTTCTTGACAGTTTGATTGATCTATCTGCTTCTTCTGATATTTGCTGTGCAATCATAGTTGCACGATCCAAACCCTCTTCATTAGTCTCCGCAGGGAATGGATCATTAGCGATATAATCAATCGCTTGCGTTTGCGGGACATTCCTTCTTATAACAACTGTCTCACCTGAAGCTGGTGTATTACCTGTAGTAAAGGTTATTGAACCTCCACTAGCATCACCTGCTCCACTTACAGTATAGTGAGTTGTTAAAGTTTTAGTTGTCTCAGTTCCTGTGGATGATCTGATAATTACTACTAAATCTGTGTCCGCAAATATTTTAAAATTGTAGGCAAAGGTTGTGGTTGAGCCATTACCATTATGTGATGATTTTATTATCGTTGTAGATACTGTCATAGTTACCCTATATTATTTTTTCTTAGCATTTTCAAGAAGTGTTAATCCTTGTTGAGCAAAATTAATCATGTATTTATATAGATCATCAATCAGCTCTCTCTTCTCATCTGGCGTTGGTATTTCACCATTTGGGAACTTCTTTAAGTTATATATAGCTCTGATTTGTTTGTCCAAATCTTTTATTGATTGTCTATATTTCACTAATAAGGTTTCATCAAGGTTTAAAGTTTCTTTTAATTTTCTGTATTCCTCAAAATCACCATTTTTTCTAGCAAAATCCATACCATTTAGAATAGTATCTACCTTCTCATATTCTTCAAAAAATCTAACTATAGACTTTGCTGAATATCCCGGTACATCTCTGACATCAAAAGCTCTTACTACTGGTATCTTAGATAGAGTATCTGTTGGTTTTATAGGATCATCAATAATTTCACCTTTAACCAAAACATAGTCTAGTGTATCAATAATATATCTACCTATACCACCTGTCCACGATCTAAATACATTCTCAGCATGAATAGGATTTGTTGCAAAGAAACTATCATCACCAACTAAATCATTTAATAATTTTGAAACTAACTTAAATGTTTCTGATGTGTATTCAGTATAATAAAATTTGTTAGGTAAATTTTTATCTAAAGATTTTGGAATCATAGGTGCATCTCTAAAGAAACTATAGTTCATGAAATTTTCTGCAAAAGGTCTAACTGCAGTAGGTATAGGATAAAAACCTTTAGCATTACTAACTAAAAAATCTTTAGCAAATCTTGCAAATTCTTGAGGTTCATTTGTTCTTACCCAATCTAAAGTTTTTTCAACCATTGAAGATACAAGAGTTCCAACTTCAAAAGGTTTTGGAAATCTATAAGGTTTATCTCCTATCTTAAAATAATAATATGCTTGTTTCAACCAATCAGGTTGTTCTTTGTAATCAGGATCATCTTTGTTTAACATATAAAAACCTAGTGTTGGAATAACAACATAAGCACCAATCATAGCTGTAGTTCTTCCCGGTTGATCTCTAAAGGCTTCGTATAATCTTGTTAAACCTTGAACTCTTGCGTTCCAAAATGGAACAAGTCTATTTATATTATTTCCTAATGTTCCTCTTTTTGCATAATCTAAGAGATTTCTAGCTTCAAACCCAGCTCTTTCAAGAGCTTGTCTTTCTGTTAATCCTTTGTCGATTGCTTTTCTATATGTTTTTTCAAATATTCTAAATCTTGTCATCTCCTCTGACAATCTAGTTAAGGCTCTAAATGGAGCTAGCATACCTCTGT